GCACGGTCCAAGGAGCGACGCGACTCTTTCTTGCACACGGTCCAGGAATTGGACAATGCGCCAATCAACGTCGGGGAAATACCCCGAGCGATAATTGGAGAATCGCGCGTTCGTCAGAGCGCAGCGGTGCTCTGATTCATACCACCTGTTGAGTGATGCCTCACGGCGATTGAAGCTGGTCGCCAAGTCCTTGTTCTTGACAAAGAGCCCGGCTAAGGCAGCATCCTCTTTATAGGAGAATACCGACTCTAAACTTCCATCGTCGTAGTCCTGAGGTCTAACCTCTAGGGTTGCTAAGGCATCCCAGTCTCGCGCAACGAGGAGGGTATCAACCCTCCGCGCGAAATCTGAGCCGATGTCTGCGCACAATCGTCGCAGACGGTTGAGTAGAACGTGGTCCATCATCAACCTCCGAATCGCGACTTACCCCAGCGGTTGCCGGAGTATGTCGATCGCAGTGGGTAGGCTCGCCTCTCCCAGAACAACGAGGAGAAGCGAGATTCCTGCGGCCCACCACCCAGTCGCCCGGGTGGCGAGGACTCGCAGTAGCGCCTTGGCAAGGTCCTTCATAGGATTAGCCTCGGGGCGCATACCCTTCCTTCATGGCAGCCTTGGGCAACGCCGCCGCCGCAAAGTTGGTACCTTGCGATACGGCTTCGTCGATCCCAGACTGACTGTCGGAATAGTCGATCGTCGCGATGGTCCGCACAGTATGCGCGGACACTTGTGTGACGTTGCCGTTGCTGTCGGTCCTCGTGATGGGGAACACGACAAGCGTCTCGGTCACCCGCTTGGATCCACTTCCCGCTTTCGCAGTCAGCTTCGCCTGTTTGCGGTATGCCGGGATCCCGCCAGCGGCGTCGTTACGCCATTTCGCGGGAACGGTCTCGCCAGACGAACCGGCGAGGGCTGCAAACGGCACATCGGTCGTTCCGTCGTTCGCTTTGACGGTGATACTTGCCATAGTGGGCATGATTTAACTACCTTCTATTGGTGAGTAGGTTGACGATAAGCGATATGCTTGTCGCCGCTCGACTGATACTCAACTTATTAGGGAGAGTAACAGACAATGTAGGCAAAGACAGTCCGCCTTGCGGCATCCTGCCGTAGGATTTCGCCCACACTGTGGAGGAACATTTGTATGACGAGTAGTAGGAGAAGCTCAGCTTCCCCTCGATCTCGTGTTTGTGAACAATACAAATGTTGTCGACCGACAGACCTGCGAAATCAGTCCATGAATTGAGGACTTGCTCCCAATTCACAAACCAACCGACCATCCAACTCCAAGGAGTGATCTGACCCGCTATTGTAAACGGATTCGGAACCCCAAGTTGATTGGCT